CGACCCGACCGACCCGCCCCCCGGCCTGGTCACACATCGCGCAGCTATTGTATTATGGCCTCACATACAAATTTGGGCAAAATTTCAATCTTTAGCTTTTGTTGAAACCTGTCGAAAATAAGTATATACTTTCCAGCATAAACGGAATTGTGTGACGAGGACGCTTATGGCACAGCCAACACCATACGCTCGACAGTTTAATTTTGACGATCACCAAACGGTTAATCCGACAACGCCATTACCAGCCGTACAGATCGACAATGAACTTAATTCTGCTCGAACAAACCTAACTGGACTAAACACAAACATTGGTTTGATACAACGCGACGACGGCAAACTCGCTAACCAGTCAGTTCATGCAAATTCACTGGGCGTTGATACGCTGGCACTAATTGGGTTAGAGGGCTATACCGTCCAAGGAAACTGGACAGCTGGCCGCGCTTACGCTGCTGGCGACCTTGTTGACAATAACGCTGCAACTTATCTTGCTGTAACTGCGCATACTTCTGGAAATGTTTTTGATACTGACTTAGCTGCTGACAAATGGATACTGCTGGCAAACGCTGCCATTACTACCACTGCATCGACTGTTGATAAATTTGAAGGTACTGGATCGCAAACTACTTTCACGCTGTCATTTTCTTACACTTCTAATACTGACGTACTTGTTTTTGTGAACGGAGCCTTGAGAAATCCTGGCGACGATTACACTATATCCGGCAACCAGATTACATTTTCTACTGCACCAGGCACACCAGCTGTGTCGGGCAACGAAAATGTAATTATCTGGGGGCCAAGCGTTACTGCGACTGCCGCTGTATCAGCTGCACAAGCTGCTGCTTCTACGGCACAAGGACACTCGAATGACGCGCAAGGCCATGTAACCACCGCCCAGCAATATGCTGTTAAGATAGATGGCGTCATACCCACCACATCTGAATATAGTTCAAAAGCATGGGCTAACGGGGGTACTGGTGTTACGGGCGCAACCGGCGGCGGTGCTGCAATTCAATGGGCGATAGGGGGCGGCGCTACGCCAAACACTAGCACGACTGTTGATGGCACTGAGTTTTCGGCCAAGGCCTATGCCGTATCGAGCATAAACAGAGGATCGACCGGCGCTCATTCTGCAAAAGATTGGGCATCTTATTATGTTGACGGCACAGAAACTGTCGATGGCACAAATAAATCTGCAAAAGCATACGCGATAGAAGCGCAAAACGCGGTTGCGACTTTCGATCAGGTTTATTACGGCGCTCATGCTGACGATACAGCTGCGCAAAATGCTCATACAAGCGCTGGCCATACAGTTGCGCCAGGAGATTTGTACTTTAACACCACCGACTCGAACCTAAAATTTTACGACGGAACCCAATGGAACAACGTGGCAGCTGTAAATACTTCGTCCTTTGCCACGAAAGGCTTTGTCATTGCAATGGCGGCCGCACTTTAGCTTAACGAGGACTAAAAGATGCCACAAAATTTCAGACCATTTAGACTAACGGGTGTTGGCACGACGGCGGCAGACATACCAGATGGGTCAGATTTTGACAGTTTTGACAATATTACGGGCTTACATCTTTGCAACACAGCGGCAAGTGGTATTTTAGTTGATGTGTTTTTGACTGGCGCTGCGGTTGACCGAGGCGCTGGTGATTATTTTACCTTTAGCGTTGGGGTAGCTGGCGGTTATTTCGTTCTAGGCGGCAATCAAAAGCCAGCAATTACGCTGTATCGAGGGTTTACTTATGTGTTTGACCAATCAGATTCTACAAATGCTGGTCATCAGATAGTATTTAAGACCGCAGCTGGCGGCTCTGCTTACACAACCGGTGTTACAACTACGGGTACAGCTGGGTCAGCTGGCGCGAAAACAGAAATTGTCATTACAGATACAACACCAGCCTCATTGTATTACAGCTGTTCTGCGCACGGTGATGGCATGGGCAACACTGTAGCGATTGACAATGCACATTATATCCAGAAGCAGACGCCAATCCCAACAGGTTCGTCACTGGTCATAGACAAATCTATACTTGTGCAGGCCGGAGAGCGTTTGTTTGTTCGCAGTTCGCTAGTTAGTTCGCTCGACGTGACGGTAAGCGTTATCGACGATATTTCGACATAGGTGATTTATGGCGTACATAGGTAATCAACAAACTGTAGGGTTTTCTAAGATACCCCCAAAGCAGGATTTAACAGGGGCTACAGGCTCTAGCCTAACTCTGTCCCATGCTGTATCTAGTCCAGAAAGCATAGACCTTTTTATTAACCACGTTCGTCAGGAACCTACTGAATCGTATACGACAGATGGTACTACAGTTAATCTAGTAGGATATAGCGTAGCAGCCACCGATGACATTTACGTTGTCTATAACTCACTAGCAAAGCATACAAGCACACATCCATCTGACCAACCGATGCAAGCGACCACTGGTACGTTTAGTGGCAACGTAGACATTAACGGCAATGACCTCATTTTAGACGCTGATGGCGATACTAAGATATCTGCCAGCACAGATGATGTTATGACATTTGACACTGGTGGTTCAGAACGTATGCGCGTGGACGCCAGTGGCAACTTGCTGGTGGGGTCTACAAATGAACTTCCAGCCGACAATTCAGTCGAAGGAATGACTTATAAAAACGGTCTTAGTCTACAAGTTTTTAGGGACGCTGGTGCGCCAGTTGTTTTTGGTCGTGGCACAAGTGATGGCAGTATTGTTAAATTTAGCAAAGACGGCACCGTTGTGGGGAGTATTGGGTCTAGAATAGGTGATATTTTTATAAACACTGGAAATACTGGGCTGCGATTTTACGATGTAAATAGTCAAATCATACCTGTTAACTCGACGGGTTTAAATCGTGACAATGCTATAGATTTAGGAAATTCTGCAGTTAGATTTGATGATATTTTTGCCACAAACGGCACAATCCAAACATCTGACCAAAACGAAAAGCAACAGATTGCCAGCTTAACCAGCGCAGAGATTACAGCCGCTTTAGCTATCAGTAAGCTATTCAAGACTTTCAAATGGAACGACAAGGTAGAAGCCAAAGGCGATGCCGCCAGAACACACACAGGCGTCATTGCACAGGATGTTGAAGCAGCTATGACTGACGCTGGTCTGGATGCTGGTGACTATGCGTTTTTCATTAGTGACACTTGGACTGATGACGATGGCAACAGCCAAACCCGCAAGGGCATCAGATACCCTGAGTTGCTTTCGTTTGTGTGTGCAGCAACTGAACAGCGGCTGGCTGACATTGAGACACGGTTGACGGCACTGGAGAACGCATAATGGCAAAATCAGTAATACAATCCGAAAGCGTAAATCTCGCTGATGACTTCGCAGGTATGCACTTTGGTGGAACCGTTTCTGCTAATCAGTTTGATGACTATGAGACTGGCACTTGGACACCTGCGCTAGACAGTAACAGTTCAAAACCTGCAACCTTAATTACTGGAAATGGTAATTACACAAAAATAGGAGAACTTGTTTTCCTTCAATGTCAAATCTCAAACGTAAACTCAGCAGGTTACTCAGGTCAGGCAATTGTCTCGGGTATACCGTTTCTGCCATCAGAAACAGTCCCTTGTGGAAATCAAATGCTGTATCGGGGATTTGACCTAGATGCTGGTTGTAAGAGTATCACTCCCTACATTACTGCGCCTTACGATACAATTAAGTTTTACCAGACCAGAGATGTGGATATTTGGACACCTGTTATTCATAACGCAACAAGCTCAGTCTATGTGTGGCTCAGTGTAGTTTACAGAACAACAGCATAACAAAGGTTTAAGACATGGCACTTACAGAAGAAACACTTAACGACAAAATCGAAGTCGTAAACAACAGCACATTCAGTTCCGTACAAGTACGCACTGCCACAGTCATTAAGCGTGATGGCACTGAGATCAGTCGTACATTTCACAGACATGTAGTTATGCCTGACGCCGACCTAGCAGCGGAAGATGCTGATGTAGCGGCAGTCTGCACACCAGTTTTCACTCAGGCAGTCAAAGACGCCTACGCAGATCACTTGGCATCTCAAGACATCTAATCAAGGGAAATCATCATGCCATATATAGGAAAAAGACCTGTAGGCGGTGGGTTTAATAAACTATCATTCCCTTCTGCCTCTGCTACAGACACCTACGCATTGACGCTAGGTGGTGCAGCATATTTTCCAGAGACTGCAAATCATTTGATAGTATCTCTCAACGGTATTATTCAAGCTCCTCAAGACAGCTTTACAATCAGTGGAAGCAATCTTGTATTTGCTGAAGCTCTGACTACCAGCGACACAATAGATTTTGTTGTTGCTCTTGGGGATGTATTTGATGTGGGTTCTGTTAGCGATGGAACAATCACAGCTAGTAAATTGTCTGGAAACTTAATGCGTAATGGCATCCGTATCAACACAGGCACATTAACTACGAACACAACCATAGCATCATCAGAACGAGCCATGGTCGCAGGTACGTTTACGATTGATAACAGCGTCGTACTTACAGTAGTTGGGGAGATGACCATTGTCTAAATTACTAGTCAACGAACTTGCTCCGAAAACCGCTGGCAACAAGATTGTGATGCCTCAAGGCGGTATCATTCAGATGCAGTACACTCAGTTTACTGGCACGAACTCAGTGTCGCTAACAGCAAACACTAATACTGTAATAACAGATTTGACAGTCAACATTACACCAGCAAGCACTTTAAGTGTAATTCACCTTCAAGCACATATTTTCGGTGAATTAGCTGATGACGGAAACAGTTATAACAACACGTTATTTTTCTTCAGAGATACTACCAAACTTGCACATTCAGCGGCTGGAAGTCGTAATGTTGGAATAAGCTCTTTAACGAGAACATACGATGCTCCAGATGACCAGTCTACGCCCCTTGTTGGAAGATATGATTATTTTGACAGCCCATCAACAACATCTCAAATCACATACAAGTGTGGAGTTGTCACACAGGGTAATGACACCTTGTTTATCAACAGAACAGTCGGAGATGTTGATGGCACCGCATACGAGCGTGGCATCTCATTTATCAGCGCAACAGAAATAGGGGGGTAACTGATTATGTCAACTTTAAACGTAGACCAGATCGGTCACTCAACATCAGGCACCACGGCACTTGAGATAGACAGCAGTGGTCGTGTGACTACTCCTGCAAGACCAGCGTTTCGTGTTCACGGAACATCGACAACGTGGACAAACTTTGTCTCTAATACAAAACTTAGTTTGTTGACTTCAGTTGATTACAACATTGGTAATTATTACAACACTACAGACCACGAATTTGTGGCACCTATTGATGGGTTGTATCATTTCTTTGGTCGTGTTTATATTAATAACACGACTTCCACTTCTGATTTTTTTATTAGTATAGATGACGGTTCGTTTGATGGTTCTCTTTATTGGCACGCCAGCGAATCTACCAGTCTAGACCAGTCATCAACTTTCAGTGAAGTTATACAACTTACCGCAAATCAGACAGTCACTATTAAAGGAAATTTTGGCGCATATTTTCCAGCTTATAGTGGTTTTGGCGGGTACTTAATAGGATAGGATAGCGATATGACAAGCATACTTAAAGTTAGTACCCTGCAAGATCCCACCAACAGCAACACAGCGTTGTCGATTGATGCAAGTGGGCGTGTGTCACTAGGCACACCTGTTTATGGTCACTTTTATAATAGCGGTGCCGCTGCTAGTCTTGGTTCCGTTGGAACACTCGTAAAACTCACACTTGACGATACTTATGCACAAAGCGGTGGTTTTACTCTCGCAAACAATGAAGTCACTGTGCCGATGACTGGCACATACCGCTGGAGCGTTGCCATTTCATTAAACAATTCTGCCGCTAGACGAGCAGTATCTTTTGTTTTGTACAAAGATGGGGTTTTAGACACACAAAATCAGTTTAATCATTTTGCTTTCCCATACGTTAGCGGTGTATCTCACAACAATCTAACTGCAAGTAGTATAGTAAATTGCAATGCTGGTCAGGATATCAGTCTCTACCTACGGGAGTACGATAACAACAATATGACGGTTAGACTAGATCACTTCACGATGGACTTTTTAGGATAAAGGGGGACTGATATGGGATTAATACGATTACAATCAAGCAGTCTCCCGAGTGGGTCTGTAATTGGACATGCAAAATCTTATTACACAACCAAAAACGACCTACAGGGAACTGCAACTTTTACTGACACTGCAACTATCAACTATACTCCAAAAAGTTCCAATAGCGTGTTGAGAATTTCAGCAGTGTTTCACATAAGTGGTGAAGGTTCTTTTAGATGTGTAGTTGATAACGTGTCGTTAGGCGACCCAACTAATCACTATATGTTCTTTGATGTAGACGTACAAAATTCATCTTTTAGTAACTCAGAGAGACAAACAACTTCGCCCTGTTGGTTTTATACAAATACTTCCACAGCATCAAAAACCATCAAAGTGCAATTTCGGTCTTATGACACCTCTGGCCCACATGCAATAGCAGTCAACGAACTACATGAAAACGTGAATTTCAGTCACATAGAAATCATGGAAATCGCTGGCTGATGGCTAAACCAACCTTGCAATCAATCCATGTTGAGCTTGAAAAGCATATCGCCGTGACAGATGAGAGGTGGGTCGAAACTATAAACAGGATAAAGAGGATCGAGCATATAATGATCGGTACAGCTGGCACGACGATTGTGCTGCTCATTAGCATGATTGTGAGAAGCTAATGGAACCGATCTCGACCGCGCTGATGGCCGTCCAGGCGGCGTCAAGTGCAATAAAATTCGTTAAAGAACGTGTCAACGATGTTGAAAGTGTCAGCCAACTTTCCGATCAACTGTCTACAATTTTCGCGGCAAGGCAAAAAATAAACGAGGAAAGAAACAAGCAAGCATCAGTGGGGGTGGATATTAAGCTGACTAGTTCGATCGACGCTGTATTGGCCGCCAAAGACCTCGAATTTGAACTGCAACAGATTTCTACATTAATTAATTTAAGGTGGCCAAAGCCAGCAAACCAGCCGTCCACATGGCAGGAAATTTTAAACCACCATGCAGAAGCTGTTAAAAAACAAAAGGAGCAGATCGCCGCGCAAAAGCGTGAAGCGGCTCGTAAGGCTGCGGAATTTAACGAGGCGCTTAAAAATGCAGCGATCGTTGGCGCGGTCATTGCGATTACGATAGCGCTGTTTGCCTTTTTGTTTGTGGCAATGGCAGAGGGTCGAGAGGAGCCAATTAACCTATGACCCAGAAGAAATTGCAAAAAGACAGCGCATATCAGCATCTTGACACAAATAACGATGATACGTTGTGCGATGACGAAATTACCATGGCCTTGGAGTTTAAAAGGCGTGAGTTAGAAGATGCAGACGCGAGGCGTGACTCAATGCGGTGGATGACTTGGTTTGCGCTTTTTGGAACACTTAATTACCCAGCTGCCATATTGATTACAGCCATGCTGGGCTATGACAATGCGGCAACGATGATTACCGACATTGCGCCCACCTATTTTGTTGCCAATTCTGCTTTGGTCGCCGCTTATTTTGGGGCAAACGCTTACGCTGAGAGAAAGCCAAAATAATGTACCAGGCTCTGATAATGGCATGTGTAATCGGAACTTCAAACATGACAGGCACTTTCTGCAAGCAGCTAGAAAGTCAGACTTGGCAGGACACTGAGCAATCGTGCCAAAGTCACGCATTGGTGCTTGCTGAAAGGGTGCATAAATATATGCCTGGGTACAAGCCCGTGGGATGGACTTGCAGGGTGATGCCAAAAGGAGTTTTGTCACGATGATCCAAGCGCTAATTGGCCCAGCTACTAAGCTACTCGATAAGTTTATCCCTGATGCCGATGAAAAGGCACGGATTGCGCATGAACTGGCAACAATGTCAGAAAAACACGCGCAGGAACTGGCACTTGCGCAGATCGAGGTTTTGAAAGCTGACGCACAAGGCAACTGGTTTCAGTCATCCTGGCGACCGTTAATTGGATGGATATGCGGCCTATCCCTTGGCATCAACTACTTAGTTTCGCCAGTAGCAATGGGTTTTGGCGTCGATATACCACAGGCTGATATGTCTGTAATGATGCCTCTAATGTTTGGGATGCTCGGAATATCTGGAATGAGAAGCTACGACAAGACCAAGAAAACGGACAGTAAAAAATAATGGCAAACAATTTCGACTATTGTCTAAAAATCATGCTGAAGTCAGAGGGTGGCTATGTAAATCATCCGTCTGACCCAGGCGGGATGACCAATCTTGGCCTGACCAAGCGGGTATATGACGAGTTTTATAAGACTGATGCAGATGAGGAGACTATGCGCGGTCTTAAATATGATGATGTGAAGCCGATTTACTACGAAAACTACTGGATGCGCTGCAAATGTGAGGACTTGCCTACCGGCGTTGACCTCCAAGTGTTCGATATTGCTGTGAACTCAGGCAGCGGCAGAGCAGGCAAGATACTGCAAAGGGTTGTTGGCGCTACTGTTGATGGCGGTATTGGGCCAAAGACGTTGGTGGCGGTCGAAAAGATGGAGCCGCAAGACATTATTACGGCTATGGGGCTAGAGCGTGAGGCTTTTTACCGCGAGTTAGACACGTTTGACACGTTCGGCAAAGGTTGGTTAAGCAGAAATAAGCATACAACTGATACTGCTATAGAAATGGAAAACATTGAGTTTTTAAAGAGTGAGGTTCCGGTCTAATGGGCGCCGCAAAGCAAATTAATGACCTAGATAAGCGCATATCGGCTGCAAAGAGGCAGAAGGTTGCCATCGAGGCGCGTGACGACTTCTTAAAATTTACAAAACTGACAATGCCTGACCCAGATGACTACGATAACGTGGAATTGTCGTTGTTTAAGGACGCAAAGCATCATCGAGCATTGGCAAAGGTGCTAGAAAAGGTAGAGAAAGGCCATATTCCGCGTCTTATTGTGTGTATGCCGCCAAGACACGGCAAATCAGAACTTATATCACGCCGATTTATCCCTTGGTTGGTAGGCAAAGACCCTTATCGCAGCGTCATTTTTGCTACATACAACGAAGATTTTGCCAAGGATTTTGGTGCAGATTGCCGTGCGATTATGACATCACCTCAATACAAGCATGTGTTTCCCCGTCATACGCTGCGCCAAGGTGGCGCATCGAAGTCCAGAATACAGACAGGCTCTGGCGGTATGTCGGTATTTGTTGGCCGTGGTGGCTCTATAACAGGCCGTGGCGGCGACTTTGTTATTCTTGACGATCCCATCAAAGACAGCCTCGAAGCTGGCTCACCGACGCTTAGAGAGCAGCTATGGACATGGTTTACACAAGTGCTGATGACCCGCCTTATGACAGCTACGGCCAGCATTGTTATTGTGCAGACCAGATGGCACGAAGATGATTTGATTGGCAGGCTTACTGACCCAACAAATCCGCACTACACAGAAGAAGAAGCTGCAAAGTGGAAGATTATAAATCTACCGGCATTAGCAGAGGACGATGACCCGCTAGGGCGCAAGGTTGGTGAACTATTGTGGCCGGAGCGTTTTGACATGGATTTTATGACTGCCCAGCGGCGTTTGGATAGCAGAGGTTTTACCGCTCTTTATCAGCAGCGGCCAACACCAGAGGATGGCGATCTGTTTAACAGAGCCAATCTTAGCTTCTACGACCGCAAAGATTTGCCAAAAGACCTACGCATTTATGCGGCATCAGATCATGCGGTTGGCGTGGATAAAACAAGAAATGACGCCACTTGCCTGCTTGTTGTGGGCGTCGATGAAAATGACGACATATATTTGCTTGATTGCTGGTGGGAGAAGCAGCCGACAGACAAGGTTGTAACGGCGATGTTAAGCCTCATACAAAAACACAAACCACTTATTTGGTGGGCTGAAAAAGGTCACATCAGTAAGGCTATTGGGCCATTTTTGCGCAAACGCATGGCAGAAGAAAAAACCTATTGCCGCATCGAGGAAGTGACGCCAGTGCAGAATAAGGTGCAAAGAGCGCAGTCTATTTTGGGCCGCATGGCCATGAAAAAGGTAAAGCTGCCAAAAACCTCACACTGGACGCAAAAAGCAGTCGATGAATTATTAAAGTTCCCTAACTCCCGTCACGACGATTTTGTTGATACAATAGCATGGGTTGGAATGGGATTGGACAGGCTGTCATCCCCAGGTGGTGCGCCTGTCAATAATACAAAAATTCCAGAAGTGGGAACTTTTGCATGGGTTAAATGGGACTCTGAAATGCGCAAGAAGCACGACAGAATACACAACACGACAGGTGGCTGGTGATGGAAAACGAAAATTATATGGCCGTAACGGTTGTTGAAGAAGAAAAGCCAGAAGCGCCAGAGCGCAGAAAACGCCTTGTTTCTGAAATTTCTGCAAACATTAAGTCTGCAAAAAAGTTTCACGAAAAAGCCTACAAGCAGATGAGCAAAGATATGGACGCTGCGCTCAATGGTTATGACGATCGAGAGTGGAGCGACAGCAACTATGTAGCCAACATATTACAGCGTCATGTTCAGCAGCGCACGGCTGCATTGTATGCGAAAAACCCAAGAGCAGTAGCATCGCGCAGAGATCGCATGGATTATTCTGTTTGGGATGGTGATGAAATGACCTTGCAGATGGCTTATCAGGCGTCACAGACATCTGCGCAATCTGGGCTGCCCGTACCATTCGAGGCTCAGGCTATTATCAACGATTATACAAACGGCCAAAACCACCGCAAAATGCTGGATAATGTAGCAAAAACATTAGAACAGCTGTTTGACTACTTTATGAATGAGCAAACTCCGTCCTTTAAGGCGCAAATGAAAGGGCTGGTGCGGCGTGTGGTAACAACCGGTGTAGGCTTTGTAAAGATTGGCTTCCAGCGGGAAATGGACAGGATGCCAGAGGTGGCTGCACAGATACATGATGTGCAGGCGCAGATTGACTACATCACTCGTATTGCAACAGGTGCAGCCAAAGGCGAAATAAAAGAAGATGACCCACAGATTGAAGATTTAATCTTGTCATTGCAGTCATTGACTGATGAGCCAATGATGATTGTGCGAGAAGGTCTGGTGTTTGATTTTCCAGAATCTAACAGCATTATTATTGACCCAATGTGCCGACAGCTGCGCGGGTTTATTGGTGCTAACTGGATTGCGCATGAATTGTATCTGACGCCAGAAGATGTCGAAGAAATTTACGGCATCGACATTAAAGACAAATTCCAATCATACGACATTAAAGGCCGTCTAAATGGTGAGGGCGACTATACCAGATCGTCACGCGATGAGTTGGATGTGAACAAATCCGCTAGAGATGGGTTGGTCTTAGTGTATGAGTATTACCACCGTAAAAGCGGATTGCAGTATTGCATTGCTGATGGTTACGACGACTTCTTGCGTGAGCCAATGGCCCCAGATGTAAATGTAGAGGCTTTTTACCCTATATTCCCGCTGGTATTTAACGAAGTCGAACACAAAGATGTGCTGTATCCGCCGTCAGACATTAAATTATTAATGCCAATGCAGAACGAGTACAATCGGGCTAGGCAAGGGCTGCGTGAGCATAGACGGGCAAATCGGCCTAAATATGCAGCGCCAGCTGGTATGCTTGAGGATGCTGACAAAGAAAAACTGGCAACACACCCAGCCAATGCTGTTATCGAGTTGCAAGCGCTGGCGTCTGGCCAGAAGGTAAACGATGTTATACAGCCGGTGCAGCAAATCGGCATTGACCCTAATTTGTACGAGGTTCGCACCATATTCGACGATGTGCAGCTGGTTGTTGGCGCACAAGAGGCAAACTTTGGCAGCGTATCTAAGGCAACCGCTACCGAAACCAGCATTGCTGAATCAAGCAGAATGTCCAGTATGGGCGCAAATGTTGATGATTTAGACAGCTTTATGTCAGAAATAGCTAGGGCAGCTGGACAGGTCATGCTGTCAGAAATGTCAACGGACGAGGTTAGAAAGATTGTCGGGCCTGGTGCTACATGGCCAGAAATGACCCGCGAACAGATTATGGAAGAAGTTTTCTTGCAGATCGAGGCTGGGTCTACTGGTAAACCTAACCGTGCAGCTGAGTTGCAGAACATCGAGCGCATCATGCCGTTCTTGCTGCAAATACCTGGTATCGACCCAAGCTGGCTTGCAAAAGAATTGCTGAAGCGTCTTGATGACAAACTCGACATTACACAAGCTATTGTTGATAAAATTCCGTCTATTGTGGCTATGAACCAGACGCAAGGCGAGGGTACTGGCGATCCAGCATTAGCTGGGCCGCCACAAGGAGGTGCAGCCAATGCGCCTATGTTAAACGCCGGTACAAGTGGATCACTCCCACCGATGGGCAATAATCAATAGCGTTTTGTTGAAATTTACGATCAACAACGCTAGAATGTAGAAAGGAAGGACGAAAATATGGTTGATGAACCAAATGAGCTAAATACGTCCGATGGCTCAAACCAAGACGAACTTGATCTGGAAGCAGAGCAAGAGGCGCAACCGTCTAGCGCAGAAGCGGAAACCGAAGAAGATTTGTTGTCTGTTGTCCAAAGCGCAATAGACGAGAATGAAACTGAGGATACGGATTCGCAATCCGATGAGGCAATAGAGGATGACGACGACGACCTCGACGAAGAATTTTCTTTAGAAACATCTTCTGACGAAGCTGACGAGGAAAATTCAGACAAGGGGCCGGTTCCGTACAAGCGATTCCAACAAGTCAATCAAGAGAAGAACGAATATAAAGAAGGGCACCGCCAGTATCAGCAGATAACAACTTATTTGGCGTCTAATAACATAAATGCCGAGGAAGCCTCGATGGGCTTGCAGATCATGGCATTGATGAAAAATGACCCAAAGAAAGCGTTAGATGCGCTAACTCCGTATATAAGCAGTTTGCGGCAAGTAACTGGTGAAATACTGCCTGACGATATTCAGAACAAAGTTGATGACGGGTATATGGATGAGCAAACGGGCAGGGAATTGTCTCAATCCAGAGCAGAGGCCGCAGCTTTACGCGAACAAAATGAGAGGGCGGTAGCACAAAATCAACAAGTGCAAAACCAACAAGTCCTTAATCATTTGGCTTCTACTGTAACGGAATGGGAAAACAAAACTCGTCAGACTGATCCAGATTATGACCTCAAACAAGATGAGATTGATGATCGCGTAAGGGTTTTAGTATCTGAAAAAGGCCGTCCAACAACCGAAGCAGACGCCATTGCATTGGCTGAACAAGCCCATGCAGAGGTTACGCAAAGGCACAAGGGACGACAGATTACCAGAAAACCAATGCGTACTTCATCAGGTGGAAAACTTGGTGGAACACCAACGCCAGAGCCAAACAGCCTGTTGGAAGCAGTGCAAAACGCGATGGCAAACGGTTCTGCCTAATTTGGAGTAAGTAAAATGGCATTTTCATCTGCCGAACTAGCGAATATCGCTAACGCCGCGCTCGATTACTACATCGACAAAGGCAAAGTGTACGCTAACTCACTTCAAGACAAACCGCTTCTTGCTGCTATGGACAAATCTGCAAAGACATTTCCAGGCGGTAAAGAAAACGTAAGTCTTGCTGTTAAGGGAACGTACACCACAACTGTTGCTGGATATACGCATAACGACACAGTGTCTTATGCAAACCCAGCTAACATTCAACGTGTTAACTACGCATGGAAAGAACACCATGCTGGTATTTCACTGACACTGACCGAACTAAAAAAAGACGGTATAAGTGTTACTGACTCGCTGAATGGTGCAAGCACTTCTAATCATAGCGGTCGTGACGCGACTGTTCTGGCTAATCTTCTCGAAGATAAGCTGGATGACATGATGGAAGGTTATTCCCGTGGCATGAACGATCTGCTTTACGGCGATGGTTCTGGCAGCGCATCTGCATTGGCCGGTATCCGCTCGATCATTGTTGATAACCCAGCTGCTACCGGTACAACTGTTGGTGGCCTCTCAACTGTGACAAACACATGGTGGAGAAATCGTGCAAGTGTTGCAATTGCAACTTCTGCTACTGGTCAGGAACTGATCGAAACAATCCACGCTGAAATGCGTCAGCTAAAGCGGTTTGGCGGCAAGCCAACAATCGCTCTTGCTGGTTCAGCGTTCCTCGATCGCCTTGCTGATGAGTTGCGCCGTAATGGCAATTACAGCAATACTGGATTTGCCCGTAATCAAGACATCTCAATGGGGGAGATCAATTACAATGGAATGACATTCCAGTATGATCCAACCCTCGATGACTTGACCATTTCGGGCAAAAACCCATCCAAGCGTTGTTACATCATCGACCCATCCAAATTGTATCTGCATTACATGGATGGCGAGAAGATGAAGCGTCATGCGCCGGCCCGTCCGGCTACGCAGTACGTGATGTTCCGCGCTATTACCACAACCGCAGTCTTGTGTGCGTCGCAGCTTAACTGCCACGGCGTTTACGAGATCGCATAACTGTTTGGGGCGCGGTTTTCCTAATTTCCGCGCCCCATACCACAAGGGAGATAGATAAATGTCTATGGATCATCACTTTATAGCCTTGGCTATTGGCGGCGACATTCAAAATGTAATTACCAAAGAGTATGTGACCGCAGCTGAAATAGTCATGTTGCGTAACATCCACGGAGATCACGCAATAACAAATATTCGCCCAACAGGGTCTTTCGATAACGACTCTGATGCGGAGCGAAATCGTTTAGGAGAACTTTACGATGATGCGACTGTTGACCAAGTTTTCGGAAAGTATGGCGAAGTGCCTGATAGCCTATCAGCTGCAAAGATCGAGGATAGCTACATGGATCAGGTCTGGCTTACAGAGAATAAAAGCAAAACTAAAAAAGTAGCAAAGAAACCAGCTGCTAAAAAACGCGCTCGTACTGACAGCGGCCACTTTGTTGCCGACGACCCTGCAACGCCAGAAAACGAGGCTTATGCGGAGGACTAAACAATGGCAAGAGGCACAACCCTAGCAATACTTATTAATGATTTGCGTTCAGAAATTGGCCATTCGCTTGAGCCAAACCTTGGCAGATCGACAAGGGATGTGCTGATAAATGTCATTCAACGAAATCAAAGACGGCTATGGGATGACTATGCGTGGCCGTTTTTGCGCGTAATGCGCGATTTGAACATACAAAAAAGCCAAAGGTATTACGATTTACCAGACGACATGGTGTTCGAGCGCATTGAGCGTGTTGAGTTTAAGCACGGCGACTACTGGGAAAAGCTAGAATATAGCATTGGCGCAGATCAGTACAATCAATACGACAGTGATCGAGGCATAGAGTCGGCCCCGATACAACGATATGACACAGCTGAAAATGACCAAATAGAATTTTGGCCTGTGCCGTCAGCAAACAGCACTGCCAGCAATAAAAATGGCATGGTGCGCATACACGGCATTAAGAATCTTGGTGGTCTAATTAATGACAGCGACAAAGCTGATTTAGACGATCAGCTTATTGTTTTGTATTCAGCAGCCGAAATGTTGGCGCGTCAGAAACAGGCTGACGCACAAAACAAACTGGCTCAAGCGCAAGCACATTACAACAGATTAAAAGCACGGTTAGCAAAGACCGAAACCTTTGTTATTGGCGGCGGTGAACCAGAAGGTATGTACCGTCCAAAGGGGCCACCACTTATAGCTACAACAGGCACATGATATGCCATACATACTTGTCGAAGATTTCAGAGGTGGCTTAGACACTAGGCGATCGAATGTTACGGCAACGCCTGGTACGCTTATTACTCTGAAAAACGCCCATATTACTCGCGGTGGTGAAATAGAGAAAAGGCCAGCCTTTGTTTCTTTAACCACGCTGCCGTCAAACACCAAAGGTCTTGCAGCTGCAAATGGGCAGATTTATGTGTTTGGCCATGAGGCTGTTTCAGCTGTCACTTTTCCGTCAGACACGCCAGCAAACCTAAACTACGTTCAGCTACAGCACCCAACATCCACCACTGCTTTAACAAAAATTTTAGATACAGACTTTTTTAACGGCAAAGTGTATGCGGCTGCGCAATTCGATGATGGCCGCATATTTCATTACTACGATGGCACAAGGATTACAGACTGGTTCGACGGTAGAGCGAGGGCAAAATTTAGTGTTACGGGCGGTTCGGTAGGCGGCACAGCTGCTACTGGTTCGCTTACAATCACAGGCGGAACACTAAATCCTGGCGACAACATCAGGACAATTACTGTTAATAATGTAAACATTATTGGCTCTTCTGTTGCACATACTAGCGACAATGACACGACCGCCACCGCTGTCGCTAATGCAATTAACAGTCATACTAGCAATCCAAACTACACAGCTTCTGCCTCTGGCGCTGTTGTAACAATAACTGCATCTACCGTTGGCGTAGAAACAAATGGGTTTGCAATAGTGGTGCAAGTAGACGGCGCTGCTACTGTTGGCAGCATAGTTAATATGTCAGGCGGCGTGGATAATGCTGTTACTGACATCACTGTTAATGGCGTGAGCATTATTTCTGCTCAAGTCAAGTGGGCGACATCTAACTCCGCTACAGCTGAAGCATTAGCAGATGCAATAAATGATTTTGCTTCAGCGCCAGAATATGAGGCAACGGCTACTGGTGCTGACGTAAACATCATATCCAAAGAAAGCGGCTCGTCGTTTAATAACTTTGTTATTGTTGTGTCCGTATCAGGCAATGTCACAACGGCATTTAATCCCACAACACAGAATTTTTTAGACGGCGGCGCAACCTCGAACAACATCAATGGTTACACCCCAGGCGGCTTTATCCGTCCAGTGAAAACTAAAATGTACGCATTGTCTGACAGCTTGTTGCATTTTAGCGGCACAAATGACCCAACAGAATGGAATGATGGATCAGCTGGCGCAGGATTTATAAACCTGTCTAACAACGCCTCTGGTTCTGAAGATTTGCAGTCAATGGCGAACTATTTTGACAACATTGCTGTCTTTGCAAAGCAGGCAATACAAATCTGGTTTGTAAGCGCAAATGAAAGCCTTAACCAGCAAATACAAGTGTTGAACAATACTGGCACGATTGCTCCACAATCTGTCGTTGAATTTGGAGACAATGATGTTTTCTATCTTAGTGTTTCGGGCGTCAGAAGCCTTAGAGCAAGAGATTCTAGTAATGCCGCGTTTGTCGGGGATATTGGCAACCCCATTGATGAAACAGTTATTGACGCTATAGCGGCTAATGTAGACAACGGAGAAGAAGCGCAAGGCATACTTGACCCTCGAACTGGCCGTTACTTATTGGCAATTGGCAGCACTATTTATGTATTTAGTTACTTTCCGTCGTCCAAAGTGTCAGCTTGGTCAACCTATGAACCAGGTTTTGCAATAGATAGATGGGCTTATGACGGTTCACAAATACTTTGCCGCAGCGGCAACAATTTGTTTTCTCTCGGTGGTACGGATGGAAATATTTACGATAGCGCCACAGTAGAGATACAAATGCCATTCCTCGATGCTGGCGCGCCAGCAACTAACAAAGATTTTACTGGCATTGACGTAACTTGCACCAATGAATGGAATGTCAGTTTATCAACTGACCCAACGGATATTTCGCTAAGTGAAATTGTAGCAACTGTAAACCGGACAACTTATGGATTAGGCCGCGTGTCATTGGTTGGCTATTCAACGCACGTTGCGCCAAAACTTACTTGCTCGTCAGCTGGTCAAGCAAAATTAGGCAACATTTCCATCCATTACGAAGGGAGTGAAGCCGGATGATGTGGCATCGAGCAAACATTGGGGCGATCTATGACATTGCCGTCAACATGAGAGAGCGTGACTATCAAGAATGTGTGGCTCTTAGTTTTGCCGACAATAGGCATGAATTGGCAGATGAATTGGCTAGAAGCTGGTCAAGTATTGAAACATCAATCGTATGCGGCACCAAGGAAGATGGCGGTATAGCAGCATTTACATACGTTCCCATGCGAAAAGGTGTGTGGAATATGGGGCTTTTTGCCACAGACAGGTTCAACAAAATCCATCTTTCGCTGACAAAACTCATAATAAAGAGTATAATACCAACACTTGATAATGCTGGGGCGCATAGAGTTGAAGCGCAATCAATAGCCGGATATTCAACTGTTCATAATTGGTTGAAATTTTTAGGGCTAGAAGAAGAAAGCATTTTGAAAGGATACGGTCGTAACGGCGAGGATTTTGTTAATTTTGCTTATGTAAGGCAGCCGCAATCGAAGCAAGGCTTTGTTAAGTGGCACAAACCAGGAGTAGTAGGCTAATGTGTACTGGTGGATCAGGCGGTGACGGTGGAGCAGCTGAAAGGCGGCGCCAGGAAGAAGCAAGACAGGCTCGTATCCGTGAGGGCAATCAAGCCATAAACAACACGTTTGCGCAGTTTGATGACGACTTTTACAAAGGCCGTGAAACTGCATACTTAGATTTTGCAAACCCGCAAATCCAAGACCAATATCAGGATTCCTTTGAGCAGCTGCGAAAAAGGCTTGCTATGGCTGGTCTGTCGCAAAGTAGCGAGTCTGCACGACGCATGGGTAAGCTGGAAAAGCAACTTGGTGAGCAGCAGCTGGCCGCTGCCCAGAGAGCAGTGCAAGCGGCAAGTGAAGCAAGAGGAGCGATTGAGTCTGCACGGTCAGGATTGCAAAGCCAGAACATGAATATGGCTGATCCAGCACTAGCTTCACAAAATGCGCTTGAACGTGCAACACGCCTTAATCAAATACCAGTGTTTGATCCTCTTACAAACCTGTTTGCTGGTGTTGCGGAAGGGCTGTCAACACAAGCTGATTTAGAGCGGAGAGGCAAAAGCAAATATAATACTGGGCTTTTTGGCGTTTCTGACAGTTCTAGCATAAAGCCAAGTTAAGGAGTTAGTTATGCTTTTAATAAGGCAAATAGCTGGTGGCACAAACATACTCAGAGTAGGTGATAACTGGGGCGGTGGTTCTAGTTCAATGGGCGGTGGGGGTAAGGGATTTGACAGTGGATCAAGAACCGGCGCTAGAAATGAGGACAAAGATGCTCTCCAAGCTAAGATAGAAAAAAATAGCCAAAAATATGAAGCAACGGGTCTTTTTGGGCGAAAAGAAATGAGAACACCCGTTCTTGATGCGCAGGGAAACCCAACGGGCGGCTATCTAACTGACTCTAAAATTTTTGGCCCTGGCAACGCGTTTATTGACATGGTTACAAAAGCACTAGGAATACCAACACCGCAAGTATATACCGGCCCCGCAGAATTTGATCCAGGCTCGTATGGTAAAGATTATGAAAAATCTATGCAGGATAAAAGCAATTCTGATCCTGTTTTTAATTCTGCACTCATCAATCAACAAAATAAGAAACTTCAAGCAGCTTTAAAACGTGCAAACGCAATATCGCAAAAAAGAAAAGAATTAGCTGATGCGTTTGGATTTTTTAATGATGACTTTTACGATGATATGGGAACATCATTTAGTGATTTTCAACAATCGTCATTACAAGAAGGTTACGACGGCAGTTTGCGCGGGATCATGGAAGGGTTTAAAGCGCAAGGGATGCTTAGACAAGCTGATGTTGATGAGGCTGTAGGCAAACTTGATTCTGCTAAACAGTCTGAAATGGAGAAAATTACTCAAGGCGCAACAGATTACAGTCAAGCAAAACGCGATGAAGTTGCGGCAAAACAAGCAAAACTTGGAGATCAATTAAGCGCACTTTCTGGCGGTGCTAAAGACGTAGCCCAACTCGAAGCTCAAACGGCAGCAATACAGAATTTTGACTTTAATAAAGAAATAGAAAAATTAAAAACACCAGGCAAAAAAACCGGCATGGATTTCTTTACTGATTTTACCCAACTCGCCGCACCAATTGGCCCATCAATAAATGTGCAGGCAGAGTCTACAGCTGGCGCACCTCAATTTGGTGAGATAACTCCAATTACAACAGGCATTAGATCACCATTTGATAGCAGAAGCATAAGGGTAGTTTGATATGTGTAGTCCAACATTAGCTTTAAGTGCGGGAGCCACCTTATTAGGCGCAAGAATGAAGCAAGACGCTTCTGACAAAGCCCAAAGGATGGCTGGCATGGCAACAGAAGATTTTGGTCGTAAAAATCTGGCGCTCGAAACTGAAGGGCGAGATGCTCTGGGCAAGACACGCGATATGTTTGAGCGAAATCAGTTTGATACTGGTCAGGAAGATACGACTGCACGTTTGGCCGCATTGTTTAATGATGCGACCGGCGTCACTCGAAAAACCCTACCAACCCAATCAGGCGCACCTCAAATTGTGCAAGATGCAGTAACGAATGAAATGGCAAAAGCGCAGGCATTTAATCAGCAGCAAGGCGCAGCAGCTGCTAACTTGCAGGGTTTCGGTGATTATTTAGCAAACACAATGAACCCAGCAATGAACCAGTCTGCCGAAGTTGGCCAGATGATGGGCAACATGATGGGTGGTAATGCAAATGTTCTACAAGCTGATTTGAGGAACGCGAAGAACAAAGCGCAGTCACCAATGGGTGACTTGTTGCAATTGGGCGGCAGCCTTGGAACTCAATACGGATTATTTGGCTAGGAGGGTATCGTGGTTTTTAACCCTAATTCATATAACTACAGCAACGATTTATCCCGTATAGCCAATTCATTAGGCAAAGCTATGTTTGGCAGCGCAGCTGACGATGCTGCCATTGCTCGTCGTAAGTATTATGACTCGCAGACTGAAGGGCAAAACCTCAAAAATCGAGGAATGTCTGGCAATCTGGATGCAATAGATGCCGCCGCACAAGGCAACATTATGAGCAAAAGCATTGCAAATGCCTTGGGCTATGACCTTGATAACGGCAACTTAATACAGCCAGTTTTGCCTGGCGGGGATCAAAAGTCTGTTCCGGCACTGGGCGCTGACCAAAGAAACATGGATGGCGGGGCGCTAATGACAGAGTTGGGCAACATAGGCCGTACTATGTATGGTGACGGCACAAGTAACGCAAACCAACTATCTCAAATGCTTAACAATCTTGGCAGCGCTGGTGCAAGTCGTTTAGCTGAAAGCATGATACTTGGCGGCACAGACGATCAGGCTGGTCGTGGTGCTTTACTGATGTCTCCTAGTGGCGGCCAATTCCAAAACCCAGGGTTTGCAGCCCAAAAACTTAGAACAGAAGATGCAACCAATCGGCGTGATGATGATTTAGACCAAGCGGCAGACATGAACGAAGATCGTGTAAGGTTTGGCGTAGGTGGTCAGGGCGACAGAGATACAGAAGCGCAAGAAGCGACTAAAGCAGACAATAACAAGCGAGATCAGGAAACAGTGCGTTACAAGCACGACAACAGAACCATTAATCTGAAGGTTGAACCTGGCAAGCAAATTGTTGTTGATCCAACAACCGCTGAAAAACTTGGCATACCAGTTATTAACGATCCAAGCAGCCCGTACAATGGCCTTCATGTGCTAGATGGTGGGCAGAAACCTGGTGACGTTGTTGTAAAGGTTGGCAGAGAAGATGTATTTATGGACGAAACAACCGCCGAAGCTATTGGCGCAGAAAGGAATGAGGACGGTCAATACGTTATTAAAGGCGCTGGTTATAAAGAAGATGCCAGCACTAGAGGCGACGGCAATACCAGCTTTGCAGTAACACCCTCTGACGATACTGCTTTGAAAGAAATGACCGTAACAGCAGATACGGACAAGGCGCTTGCATCTATGTCAAACGGTGGGTTTATACAAGACCTTCTTGTTAAAGGCGCTATTGCTGAAATGGGGCCAAAGAAAAACATATCGAAAGGCAAAAATTACATACGCCGGATGCTGGCGCAAGGATTTACAGAAGTCACTGTGCCTGACAACGACACAATCATGGGTGTTAATGTCAATACAGATATAAAGTTTCCTAATTTTTTGGTCGCGCAATTTAACGGTACAACAGGCGTCAAAGAAGATGATGAAAGAATAAAAAACACTCCAATAGCGCGTAGGCAGCAACTGGCAATTCAAATAAGTAAGAGCCTTGGTTACAACGATGCAGAAGCAGCTGCGATTGCTGCAAACTTGGTTAAATAAATGAACTTGATGCTGCAAGCGCTGGATGAACAAGACGCAGCTGCGCCCAGCGCCGCTCCAAGTTCAACCGGCAATATGATGCTCGATCTTCTGAATGAGCCAGAACTACCGGCGGCTGTCGATGCTGCTATTCCTCCGCCCATTTTTTCTCCCGTGGGTGCAGTGCCGCCGGTAGACCCTGCACTAAGTGGTAGGAATGATCCAAGAACTGCGCCGCAGCCGCAAATGCCGCCGCCGCCAATGCTCGATGATGACCCTGATCCAACGATTGATGACATAATTGCAAGCAACCAAGCCATTCGAGACAGCATTACGCCATTAATACAGCCTAACTTACGAGGCAGAAATGATGCAGCCGCAAGGTCAGCAGCAACACCGCCGGTGCAGCTGGGTCAAGACGGTGTGAATCCTGTTAGCGCATTTAACCCAGCGCCATTAACAAATGACCAGATTATTGCAAACGAGCAGCAGCGCGTAACTGACGTAATGGGGCAGCTGGGGCCAACAAGAGAAAAGGCAAACCTTAATCTAAATCCAACAGTGTCTGGTGTATCTGGTATGCCGGACAACTACACAATGGACATAATGGGATCACCGACGCCCATTGATAACGAAACGGCAGCTGCGCAGATAGCCAGAGGCAACACATACGAATTACCTAACAATGCGTTTGTTCGAGGCTTATCTCGCGCTAATCAGTCAATGTCGTTACTTGGTTCATCGCTTGGGCTGCAAGACCAAAGCCAAGCAATTAGGGTTATGACTGAACTAAACAGAATTACACCAGACCAGCCACCAGAGTTACAAGCAGCGCTGCGTGAGATTGTTGATGCAGATGGCTGGGCAGACAGCCTCAAAGCCATAGCAAATAATCCAAGTGCGGTCATGTCTGTTGTGGCTGAATCTTTGCCAATGTCTGCCGCTTCTTTGTCTATGTTTATTGCTGGATCGGTAGTTGGCACACCTATTCTTGGCGCAGCTGCCGGTGGAGCGATTACATACGGCCAGATATACAATGATGTTATCATTCAAGAGTTGCGTGAAGCTGGCGTCGATATGAATGACAACAACGCCGTGCAGGAAATGCTGTCAAACCCAGAGTTTTACGACAGAGCAAGAAAAAGAGGCGAGACTTACGCATTGCCCATAGCCGTGTTTGACGCTCTATCTATGGGTCTGGCTGGTAAAATCACAGGCGCTTTTATAAAAGCAGGCGCAAAAACACCGGCTATCGCTGGCGCTGCTGGCCTTGATCTTGCCGTACAAGGTGGTTTAGGTGCTTCTGGTGAGGCAGCTGCACAGTTGCGTGAGTTGCAAGAAGGTTTCCGAGACAAAATAAGCAGAGGCGAAATTGCTTTAGAAGGTATTGCTGAAATACCGTTAGGCGGCATCGAGGTCGCAACCGGTACATTGTCGGGTAGCAGAGAAGCGGCTGCAAACCGTGCAGAGGCCGAGGCGCAATCATTAGAGCGTAGTGTTACAGATCAAGTTGCCAGAGATTTGTTATCGCCAGATCGAGCGCAGCTGACAGCACAGCCAGAAGCGCCATCAACAGGCAATTTGATGATAGACGCGCTAGAACAAGCAGAGCCAGAGCCAGCACCAGTGCAGGCACAGGCAGCCGAGCCGGTAGTTGAGCAGCCGGTAGTTGAGCAGCCGGTAGTCGAGCCAGTTGCAGCGGAAACAGCACCGGCAGCCGAGCCTGTCAATCCGCAAGCCCAGCCAGTCATTCCGTTTGCACGGCCCGTGGCTGACACTGATGGGCAGCAAAAAACACTTACAATCCGCACACCAAACAGTGAGCAAGAGGTAGCGGTAAAGCCATTTATCATAGACCTTGCAGACTTAAAAAAAGCTGAAGGTGATTTTCAGCCAAGAGATAGAAGTCTTAAAGAAAGCGACGTTGCTGTTCGAGAAAGGGCGTCCAAGCTAGACCCAGGACAGCTAATAGAAAGCCCTATTACCAGCATGGGCGCACCAATCATCGCAAGGGATGGCACAATTATATCTGGCAATGGCCGCGTTTTGTCTATTGAACTCGCCAAAGCTGAGTATCCAGAACAGTACGCGAATTACAGACAAGCTATCGAAAGCTACGGGACAAGTGACGCAAATTACGAAACTCCCGTGCTTGTAATGATGCTCGATCAAGACATGAGCGCCCAAGATTTAGCTTCTTTTGCAGACCTTTCAAATCGGGAAAGCATTGCCTCGATGTCTGCAACGGAACGTGCGCAGCGTGACGCACAAGCTATGGACATTGAAATGGTAAATATGTTCCGAGGTGGATCGCTAACATCTACCGAGAACCAAGGGTTTGTTCAGCAATTTATGCGCAGTGTAGTTGCGCCAACAGAGCAAAACACTATGAGCCGTGATGGCCGTTTGACCAAAGAGGGTGTGCAGCGTATGCAAAACGCCATATTGGCGACAGCATACGAAGATACCGACGCGCTGGCTATCATGCTGGACAGCACCGATGACAACATAAAAGCCATATCAAACGCGATGCTCGATGCCGCGCCTAGCTTTGCCAAACTAAAGTCTGACATTTCAGCTGGTGAGGTAAACAGCCAGTTTGACATATCAGCAAATGTCACCGAAGCCGCTAGAATTATCAGCGATTTGCGTAATCGAGGTGTAAAGCCACGGGATTTCTTTGCGCAGCAAGATGCGTTTACGCAGACTGACCCTAACACCGAAGCGTTGATAAGAGCGTTTTATAACGAAGAATTGACCCGCGCTAAGTCACAGCGCATTATGTCCGATGTCCTAAAATTCTACACAGAAGAAGCCGCACAAAAGAAGCAGGGCGGTTTTTTTGAGGATACAACAACGCCACGCGATGTAGTCGAGTTGGCACGGAGAAAAGCAGATGGCACAGAAGGACAAGGCGACCTCCTCGCAGACGCCCAACAGCGCCCTAGCCGCAGCCTTAATGAGAGCGGCCAACAAGCACGACGCGCCACACCTACGAGAAGCAGCAAAAGGACTACGGGTGGCCTCGCAGACACCGGCCAGCAAGAAGTCCAAAGACGTATAAATGAGCTTGAGAGAACGAGCAGAACAGAGGTGGCTGGTGAAGATGTTGTGGGATCGCCGGAAGATACCATACGACCAATATCTGACCTCGATAACACGCGGCAGCAGAAGCCAGGAACGCGAGTTGACAAAGAGTCGATGCGCAAAGGGTCGGCGCTACAAAGGCAGGCGTTTGCGGATGCGGGGCTAGATCCTGACATTGCGATCAGCTTCCCTATCGAGCGCCAGTTTAGAATATTATCTGATATGATGCAGCGGCGTTTTGGTTTTGCAAATGTGGTCAAAACCGACAACGCCAGCGCAAAAGAAGCAGTCGATCAGCTGCTAGTTGGTTATCACAACCTTACCGACCTCGCTGCAAACCTTGGATTGCCGACAAAAGCGTTTGGCCTCGAAGGTACACTCAGTTTTATCTTAGCCAAAAACATAGGCGCGTATGGCGTCTACGATCCAAACACACGGTCAATCACATTGCCGAAACGCAGCAACAGCTTTGCGCATGAGTGGTTCCACGCGCTCGATCATTACTTGCTGGGCAAGTTTGGCGATGCTGAAGCAACAAAAATACCTCTAGCATCAGCTGCGGTTAAAAAACATGGGTCTGAAGCGTTTGGCCCAGACGCGCCGACCAGCCTAAAAGATTCATACTTTGCGCTTATGAGAGCGATATACAAAGACAAGGCGACAGAAGCAGCGCAGCTGCAAGCTATCAATGAGAAGATGACTGCGATGGAAGTCCGTGCGCAAAAGAGCGGCAAGGATGTAAGTCAGATGTCAACTTATCAAAAGCTGAAGCAGCAAAAAGAAAACATACTGTCAGCTGTTGGTAAAAGCAAAAAGGTAAAGGCAACAGAGTATCGAGAGAACGCAGAGTTTTTTGCCGAGATTGGTAATTCTTCCGCTGCGTACTGGGCAAGCCCAGCTGAAATGTCTGCTAGGGCGTTTGAGCATTTTGCTATAACACAGTTGGCTAATGCCGGGCTGCGCACAGAAGGTATGGGCAAGAGCCGCGAAGCGTATGACATGACGCTCGAACAGCTTGGTATCACACGCGAACAGTTAGAAAATCCAAAGAATGTAGCTGATCTGCTTGCGATTATGGACTCAAGACTAGCCCTAACATTCCCGAAAGGCCAAGAGCGCGTTGAGATTATGGGTGCTTTCCGCAACCTAATGGATGCTATTGCAAGAGAAACAGCGCTAGGCGAAGGGCAGGCAGCAACAGAAGTGGGGGATCAATTTGTCATTGATATCCGAAAGATGCACGATGTTCCCGAAAATGTATCGCAAGGTTTTATTGCTGACCAAAAGAGAGAAGCTAGGGCAGCCCGTAAGTTTGCGGAGAAAAAAGCAAATCAACCAAAATTATACAGCCAATACATTGGCAAGAAAAAAGCGATTATAGGAGAAAAGGGATACGTTGTTCCTATGAGGGCATACGCGTTCATAGAGGATAGTTTCTTGGCCCCATTCTTTTATCAAAAGCAAGGCCAGATCAAAGCTATTATGAAACGATACCCGAACAATCGCAGGCTAAAGGCGCTGTATGGAAAACTAGCTACGCAAACTGGCGGCGAGTTTCAAAGTGTTTTTGAGGGCGACACTTTGTTTAATGCACAAGCAAGACAAGTGCGTATGTTTTCGGATCGCCTTAAAAACATCATAAATGCAAACGATGTTTCGCTGTTTAACGAATTAGAAACCAAGCAGCTGCACATGATACTGACCAGCCAAGACACACTTGGATCAGCGCCAGACAATGTAGTCAAAGCAGCTGGTGGTTTTAGAACAATCTATAACAACATACACGACTACGCCAACAAGGCTGGTCTTGATATTGGATATGCAAAAAGCGGCTATGTGCCACGCATACCAGATACATTGCGGATTGCAGAAAATCCAAAAGAGTTTACGACCAAAGCGACAGAAGTGTACCGCGTTGTCTTTGACGAAACGCTTGGCCCTATAGACCAAAACAGTCTCGATTATATGCTGGACACAATTAAATTTATCCAAGACCAAAAGCTAAGAACTGAACAAGTGCGTGATGACGGCAGCATAAGGACTTTAGCGACAGAACCAGCTTACATTGAGTTTACGAGAGGCAGCGGCTGGCAAGAAGTCAGAGAGTTGATGGCCGACTTACGGGCATTGAATAAACAAAAAGAAGCAGACCCAGATTCTGTAACAGATCAACAGATCGAAGCGCTTGAGGCCGACATACAAGATGCGGTTGATGCCGTAGCCGATGAATTTGCAGAGTTTCATGCAGAAATGCGTGAATCTTATTCAGATATGAGCGCAGTAAATTGGTTAGCTGCAATTAGGCGGGGTAATGTCGGCGACCCAACGATGTCATCCCCGCAAGCAAAATTTTCTAAAACACGGCAGCTGCCACCAGAAGCTGATGCCATAATGGAAGATTTTTACGTCAACGATCCAGTTGAGGCGGTCACAAACTACATACTAGCTGTCACCCGAAAGGCTGAATTTGAACGCCGCTTTGGTCTAAACACGCTGCCGGACATAGCAGACAAAAGAAAATACAACGATGCCATCGAATATGATCTTACAAAATTGCAAGAAGAAGGTGTGAGCGCGTCTGAAGTCAACGAACTGAAGCAGACCATAGACACTATGCTTGGCCGCAATATGTCAGGGTTCCAAGCAGGCATGGCGCAAAAACTTGCAAACAGATTTGCTGCAACACTGTCAATCACGTTACTGGTTCGAGCGCCTATAGCCTCGATTGCCGAGCCATTTACAACCGCTTTATCGACCGGCAGCGTACAAAAAGGCATACAGTCGTTTGGGTCAACCATGATGGAGTTTCCTGGTTTGCGTAAATTGTCGAAAAACGCGACCGAAGATATTCGACTTAGACACCAGTTTGCCAGAATACTTGGTGTTATAGACGACCCAGAAGTCGGCGACATTATGACTAGCCGCATAGGTGGTGAGTTTGCTGGCGACCCAAACATCAACAGGTTGCAGTCTAAATTCTTTGCAAAGATTAAACTGTCCGGCATTACAAACGCGCAGCGCCGGTCAGCATCAAAGATTGGTTTCCAGTATATGCTTGAGATGGCATACGAAATTCGTAACCCATCGAGCGAAAGAAACGCGGCTAGAGCCAAGCTGGTGCTAAAAGACTTGGGCGTTGCTGATAGCCGCATGGAGCAGTTTATCGACTACATACTTGGCTTTGGCGAAGAACAAGCAACAATGCTTGGTAAGAAAAAAATCAAAACCTCTGCGCTGCCGCAAGCAGAAGATGTGATGGATGCGCAAGGCGACTACACTGACATGGGATTACAGCTGGCCGTATCGACAATGCGGTTTGTTGACCAAACAATACAAGACCCGCGCACGGTAGACAGACCTCGATGGGCTGAAAGTGGTGTTGGCAGGATCATATACGGCATCACCAGCTTTATATACTCATTCCAAGACAAGGTGCTGAAAGCGATGGTTAGAAGAACCAAGCGCGAATACGGCATCAGCAGATCGCTTGGCAAGGGCAAGGCCGCATCGACAAAAGATGCAGCAATGTTTGCAACATCAGCAGCTGCAATCCCAATGCTTAGTCTGTTTACAGCCCACGCGATTGTATCAACAGCCAGAGAATATATTTTTAACCAAGACCGCTGGGATCGAGAGTGGGAAGAAGCTGACGAGGATGCCGCAAAGTTTGTTGGCAAGTATCTTATACCGCTTGCCTTTGCCCGTGCTGGTCTAACTGGTGCGTTTGATCCTATCGTGCAAGCCTTTACCGGCCTCAAATACCAACGCGATATTGCTAACTCGATGCTTGGTATAGGCAGTTATGTTGCGCAAAATGTTGGCGATATAGCCCAAGCGTTTACCAGCCAGAACAGCGATAATACCGTGTCGAGTGAATTTAAGGCTTTCCGTGGCGCTTATAATTTAATCATTCAGCCAATGATAAGTATTGTCCTAGCCGGTCTGCCGCTATCGCCAGCAGCTGCCATACCGGCAACCGGCGCAGCAATGGGGCTAACTAGTACGACATTTAAGAACGAAGTTATAAATCAGGTTTTAGAACTGCTTTACGGACAACGGTACGAACCAGGCCAGCGTGGCCGCAAAAAGAAAAACTTTGATCTATGAGCGTTAATCTTTCAGTCGGCAGAGGCGAGAAACGACCAACCAGTCAAGGCGCTGGGCTAACCGCCAAAGGTCGAGCAAAGTATAATCGTGCAACTGGCAGCAACTTAAAAGCGCCGGTTACGCAGAAGAATCCAAAGGGCAAGGCGAAAGCGCGTAAGAAATCGTTTTGCGCACGGATGAAGGGCATGAAGGGCCCGACAAGTAAAAACGGTAAATTAACTAGGAAAGGCGCGGCACTAAAACGGTGGCGATGTAATTTAGCATGAGTCTATACGAAAACATTAACAAGCGGAAACGTGCTGGAACTAGCCGCTCGAAGAAAGACAGCACAATCACAGACAAAGCCTACAAGAATATGCAGGCTGGGTTCCCGAACTCTAAAAAGAACAAGGCCAAGAAGAAAGGCACTATGGCTGGTGCGATGGGGTATGCGTGATGGCACATGGAAAATTAAAAGGCAATCAGTCAAAGATTGCATCGGCAGCTGCGCCTGTTGACAAGATTACCGGCGCTGATTTTAAGGCGCTGCGTAAGAAGAAGCCTAACAAAGCACAGCCAAAGATGGCTGCCGCAATGGGCTACAAGCAACCTAAAGATAAGGAGATGGCATAATGCCTGGTAAAAAGAAGGGTAAAGGTGGACGCGGGTATTAGTACCCGCGCACCATCGCATACTTATTTAATAACACCGCCAAATACACCGCCAAATTTTTTGTAGATTTGCGCTACACTATTTGTTTTTCTTCGATTATTCGGCTTACAGCCTCAGTATCAGCCGCACCAGAACTATCATTGTCGAAAGTTGTTGATCGACACCGAATCGTAAATTGGTAGTCAAAAACAGAGTGGACAATGTTGGACAAAAGTGGACAATGTTGGACACCCTACACCGCCAATGGCGGTGTATCCCGCCAGAAACGGTGTTTTTTACCGCCAGTTTTTAAACAAAATCTGCTAGGAAATCGGGCGCTAGATGCTCGTAGTTTTTACGAACTGTCGCCTCAGTGTCGCCCATAAACTCAGCAACTTTTTTAATATCAAATCCAGCCGTTATTTTCTTAGTAGCCCAAGTATGCCGGAACGTGTGCGGTGTTACACCCTCGATGCCCAGCATTGCGTTGACAGTATCGAGTGCGCTTTTAACATCAGCTTCTTTATCAAGGACAAGATTGTTCGCCCTATTTTCGTAGGCTTGCAGCATAACATCACGAAGCAGCTGGGTCATAGGCACCCACGGCCTGCGTTTTTTTGTTTGCGTCTCACCAGCTGGTAGAAAATTTATCATGCCATACTTGCCTCGATCCCAATATATCTGATCGAAAGTGAGGTTTGTAATAGCTGATTTGCGTTGAGCTGTTTCGCCAGCCAGTATGATAAAGCGCTGGATGCGATGCCGACCGTTGGTAGGACGGATACCTTGGCCACTGTACTGGCCATGCAAAGCAAACTCGTAATACTTATCCCATTCCTCGTCGGTGATGACGCGATCACGCGGTGGTGATGCGTCAGGCAATTCAAAATACGGCATCATGTCGTTAGGCAGCCGACGATCACGCGGCTCCACACGCTCACACATAAACCGCATACAAGCCCGTAATTCTTGTAACTCAAGTCTGCAAGTGCCAGTTGCCGCCTTGCAATTAGCGCGTCCGGCAAGAGTGCCAGCCATTCTTTTTGCGGTGTAGTCGCGACACATTGCGATTGTTATGTCGCTGACGCGAACACCATCGAAGCCAGCTTTAAGGTTTTTGATGATCGAGCGCAGCCGATCCCAGTTTTTTAAATGCTGCACATGCTGGTCAAACCACAAATCAAGGCAGTATTCGACTAGCGGGTTTTCATCAACAATCAAATCTTTTTGACGCTGTTCTAGCCAGCCGAGAAACCTTGCCTCTGCTTCAGTGCGATCTTTCGTCCCAAGGCTCGATCTTTTGTCTCGCTTACCGTCGTTATAAAAGACGTACCACAAGCCATTTTCTTTTCTTGTTCCGATTCGCGGCGGTAATTTAGCAGCCATTCGATGTCGCTCCTTTGTATTCTAATGCTGCCCCGAACCTTTACAAACGGCAGTTGTCCGTCGATTCGCATCCTGCTGATCGTCTTTATCGACACGCCAAGCAAAGCAGCTGCGTCTGTTTGATTTATCAGACTACTCATTCATCAATTTCATTATTTGCGCTGCAACATCCATCGGTACTTTTTTATTTATGCGTACCCACATATGTTTCTCATCTCCAGGCATCTGCCTAAATGATAGGGCTGGTATTTCTTCCTCAATAGCAGCTGCTTCATAGTTTGGATATATTTCAACAGGCTGCACACCTAATGATTGAGCCAGTTTCTTCAGGTTTTTCGGCGAGGGTATATTATTGCCTCGAATATATTGACTGATGCTGTCTCTACCTAATCCGCTGGCTCTGGCGAGGTCAGACTGATTCCAGTCTTTTTGCATCATTAAGTTGTAAAGTCTTTTAGCAAATTCTATTTTACGAATTGATTTTACTGATAAATCTACATCAGCATTTGGCGAAAAATCACTCCGTGTTGATGATTTTTTATCGTTCATTGTTTTCTACTCCCATATACTCCCTTAAATCAACATCAGCAATTTTGCAAGTAAGTAATTTTTTCTGATAAATATTACTCAATAGACTTGACCGATAGGTACAATTAATGTTTGTTGAACAATGTTGGCCGCGTAAACGGAAAAGGTGACTAATGGAAAGAAAACAAAAATGCGGCGGCAAATTTGAATTAGATACACGGCGTATCGTATCTGATTTTGGCGGCATCACAAACACGGCAAGACTATTACGCGCATCTGGAAATGATGTAAGCGAAGGTGCGGTTGATGTTTGGAGGCGGCGCAAGTCTATGAATATTACTAGCTTGCTCCACCTACTGATGATTGCTCAAATGAGTGGGCAAGAATTTAACTTGCTCGATTATATTAAGCCTAAACGAGATAGGGTTGCGGAAGGCAACCAAGAATAAGGAGTATGTAATGATTTGTATTTTTGAGTCCTTGCTATATGGATCAAACCCAAAAAGAGCGACATCTTGGTGCGATGCGCCACATGCGCCACCAGAAAAGAATGGGGGTTGCCATGGAAAAAATTTATGACATTGGATTTTTGATTGACCTAAATGAATATGAGTCAATCTTATTAGACCCAAGCACGTCGGAAGAATATTATGATTTAACGATGCGTCACATTAGAGACATCGTAATGAATAATGAAATTCAATATGAAATTAGGGATAAAGCAGCTAATATAATGCACCAAAACAGCCTTGACGCACAAGCTGTGGCTTGTCTTTACGAGCCAGCGCCGCTTTCAAGTAGAAAACGAAAGGCTGTATGATGATTGTTTGGGGCTGCGATCCAGGTTTGTCCGGCGCTATCGCATTGTTCAATGCAGGCGATGGCGTCGTTGAAACATGGGATATGCCCATAGTTGAGGTGCGCGGCAAGAAAGCCGTGTCGCCGCAGCTAATCAAAAACATCCTTGAACTGCATGACGCCCCTGTTTGGGTCGAGCAGGTATCTGCGCGGCCTGGGCAGGGCGTCACCTCAATGTTTAACTTTGGCAAATCATACGGCATGGTGCTAGGTGTTGCAGCTGGTTTAGGTTATCCTATTAATTACGTCACACCGCAGACGTGGAAAAAGGCGGTGCGTTGCCCAGAAGGTAAGGACGGCAGCCGAGCCAGAGCAATGGAATTGCTGCCAGCTTACAGCCAGCTGTTTGCTCGAAAGAAAGACGATGGCCGTGCGGAGGCTTCTTTAATTGCCTATTACGGCTTTTCTTTTGGAGGAAATGTTGAATAAATGAAAATCACGACCAACAAAAATCGCAAGCAGATAGAGATTAAAAACGGATTTGAGTTGCACAACTTGAAACACATTAGTGTGTCTCAGGTAAACAAGTTTCGTGAAGCGCCAGACGCATGGGCTGCTCAGTATCTTGGCAAGCAGAGGTTTCCGTTTGGCGCACCAGCTGTCCAAGGCAAAGCTGTTGAAATGGGCGTCGATCATGGCGTTTACAACGATGCAACAGACCAAGAGTGCATCGACATGGTTTGGGAATATTTCGGCAACGAAGTGATGAAAATCAGTAATGGTTACGAAGAATTAGAAAAGCGCAGAGATACAATGGCGCGGATGGTTATCACCGCGCTTGAGCAGATGCGGCCACTTGGTAAGCCAGAAGTACCGCCCATTGGTGACTCGCAGCACAGATTTAAGGTTCCGATTCGCTTCCGCGACGGCGAGGGTGGCCGCGTTGATGCTCTGGGCTTCCTCGATTACTGGTATCCGCAGCACGATAATCTGGTTGTTGACCTTAAAACTACAGCAAAAGCCCCGTCAGATTGGAGTTTGTCGCACGGCATACAAGCGTCAGTCTATGAAAAAGCAGTGACAAAGCTGACTGGCAAGCCGGCAACAGTGAAGTTTTTGTATGCGTTGACGCGCCAAAAAGACCCGTATGTCTGGCTGACTATGGAAAACAGCGATTATTACATGGGCGTATTTAAGCAAACAATTAGAACTATGGACAAAGTGTTAAGCACTAGCGGCAACGTGCAAGACATCTACGACATCATCCCGCACAACCCAGACACATTCTATTGGAAAAACGCGGATGACATCGCGCAAGCAATCTTCCCGCAATAGAGATTATGAAAGAGAACTTGAGACAGACAAGAGTGACTTTGACTGCCCAGAACGGGCGCTTTGGTACAACGTAATTATGCAGGCACTTACAGATAGCATGAAGCTGAACAACAAAGATAAGTATAAGCGCCGCGATGCAAACGCTGCAATCGACTGGCTGCTTGGTGATAGCGATGATTATAGGACTGTTTGTTCGCTTGCTGGCTTTGACCCTGATTATTTACGCCGCAAGGTGACACTATTTTTAAGTTGGAAATTCGCACTCAGCGATGACGGATCGTTTCACCGTCCTAAAATTGAAACGTAAAAATGTCTAAAGGAGACTGAAATGCCGCTAATGCTTGCAGCTGAAAACACTGGGATGCCGTTTATCCGCTATTCTTCTAACGAGGATTTGTGGTCACGCTCTACAGAAGAAAGTGGAATGACAGATATTGATATGGTCGAGGGCAAGTTGCCTGCGCCCATGATCGTTGATGTCGAGAATATACAAATGGGGTGGCTGATGCTGGCCGTTGGTCAACGTGACTGGCAGCCGTTTCCGTCAGTCAATGAGCAAATCGAAAAACCAGGTGACGATTACAAACAGGGTTTTTCTGTAAAGGTTTACTCGAAAAAACTGTTCGATGATGCGCCGCTGCGTGAGTTTTGCTCAAGCGGTGCTGGTTTACTTATGTTTATCCAGAAACTTTACAACGAATGTGAAGCTGAATTTGGCAAAGGCAAAGTGCCAGTCGTACAGATTTACAAAACGCCTACTATGAAATTGGGCAAGGGCAATACCCGAAACCCAAAATACGAAATCGTCAAATGGGTGGATCGGCCAGAAGAAATGCTTGCCGATGCGCCGAGTGTTGAAAGCAACGAGCAACAATCAACAACAGAAGCTGCGCCAGCAGCTAAAAGTGATGATGTGTTCGATGATGACGAAATCTAATCCGCTTGACAACAAGCTAGACTGGGCATTGTGGTGGGCAGAACAGGGCTTTAGCGTTGTTCCTGTTCACTACGTCAGGCCAGACGGCAGCTGCTCATGCTCTCAGGGGAAGGATTGCCCTTCTCCTGGTAAGCATCCCGCGCCAAGCAGATGGATGCGCTACCAAAAGGTATGCGCTGATACTGACACATTAACGTGCTGGTTCGACGGCCAATACCGCGATTACAACATTGGCGTTGTCACTGGCAAGGTCAGCGGCAATGTGTTTGCCGTTGATGTTGATGTGGCCGAGGGCAAGCTGGGCGCCGAATCGCTTGACGATTTGTGCATGGCAAATGAGGATTTGCCGCAAACACTAGAGCAAATCACCGGCAGCGGTGGCAGGCATTACATATATCGAGCGCCAGCTGACATGACTGTAGCAACGGGCGCTAACACATTGGGCGAAGGAATTGATACGCGAGGCGAGGGCGGGTTTATCGTCGTTGCCCCATCAAACCACAAGTCAGGCAACCATTATGTAGTACGCGGCGATCCGATCGAACAATCGCCGGAATGGCTTGCAAGTATGCTCGATGCAGCTGACAGACCGTCCGGCACGGGCGACGCCATGCAGAACACCGGCATGACAAATATGTGGGGTGATGTCGTTGATGGCCGCGAAGGTTACATGGTGCAGCTGATCCTTGGCACGATCAGAACATGGTGGGGGCAGCGCGGCAAGCTACCGACAGTCGAAGAATTATTTGATGATGCGTGGCCTACATACATCATTAAGGTCAAAGCGCGTGGCCGATCACTCGATGATGATGGCCGAGGCGAAGCATTGTTTAAGCGTAAATGCTGGTATCAGCTAAAACGCGCAAAGAATAAAGAACTGCGGATACTCGAAAATGTAGTCGCGGGTTCAGAAAAACACTTGGACAAGCGGCCAACAGCTAGTACAAGTGTGGGTGAGGCGGGTGAAGCGAGGGTCGCTCCCGCGTCAACTGCCTCACCACTTCTTATTTCTGATTGGGGTATGCACCGCTATGCGGGTGACGCGCCAGATCAGGAATGGTTAATCCAAAACATATTACCCGCTAGGGTTCCTGGTCTTGTTGCCGCGATAGGCGGTCTTGGCAAGTCGTTTATCCTGCTCGATCTTTGCATGAAGGTTGCAGGCGGCGATCAGGCTATGCACTCCGAGCAAGCGTTTGGCGGCAATGTCGTCAAGAATGGCAAGGTTGTGTTCTTCGGTGCGGAGGATTCCGCGGCCAGTATGCACAGACGGATCGAGAGCATAGCCGACAAAACGCTGCGCGATCGTGCATCGGAAAATTTATTCGTTGTACCGATGCCTGATGCTGGTGGGCCGCAGCCGTTCATCGAGCATGTGATGGGGCAATACAGCATCACGCCTATATTTCAGAGCCTACGCGATCAGCTGGTGGCAATGGAAAGCGTTGCGCTGGTTGTCATTGACCCGCTGCAAGCATTTGCAGCTGCCGACATCAACACCGACCCAGCTGCTGCGCAGTTTTGGTGGTCATTGATGTCAGAATTGTGCGTAACAGTCGGGGCAAATGTGCTGGTCAGTCATCATATGCGCAAGGACGGATCGTTCAGCATATCCAAATCAATGCAGGCGCGTGAGGCGATCAGAGGCACAACGGCGCTCGTTGACGGCGCGAGGTGGGTCTACGGGCTATGGAATATGCCCGAGGCCGACGAAATTGTTATCGCGCAAAAGATGGGATTTGAAGCAGGGCAGGGCGTGAGTGTGTGCGGCGGGATCGTCAAGGTCAACGATCAGGCTGACATGAGTACAAGCACGTTTATCCGCAGCGAAGGTGGCCTATTGGAGAACCGGACAGATGAAGTTGCGACCATTCTTGAAGCAAGTGCGAAACTTGACAAGATCCAGACGACGGCAATTTTTACCGAAATCGAACGACGCTGGGCAGCCGATACACCATTCGCAATCGGCAGCAACACAAACAGATCATTCCTCGGATGGCTCAAAACGGAATACGGGATGCCGCCGAGAGCCGCCAAAAACTACCTAAATGCGTGGCTCGATCAGGGGTATATAGAAGTCGGCACGTCTGACGGTCACTCGAAAATGAAGGGGCTGCGCGTTGTCAAATACCCAGACTAGGCAAAAGGACGACTTCTATCCGACACCGCCGGAAGCAACCGAAGCGTTGCTCGATAACGAGCGGTTCGACAGTGTGGTATGGGAGCCAGCTGCCGGTGATGGTGCTATTGCCGAGGTGATGACAAAACACGGATATAATGTAGTTGCCAGCGATCTAAACGATTACGGGTATTGCAAAGCTGGCACTGATTTCCTGATGGAAACCAAGCTGCCGGAGGTACACCGACCGGTCACAAGCTTAATTACCAACCCACCATACAAACTAGCCGAGCAGTTTATTCAACACGCGATACAGCTGGGCGCAATCAAACACGCATGGCTGCTGCGGCTGTCATTTCTCGAAGGTGTAAAGCGGCGCACGACATTGTTCGAGCCGCACCCGCCATCGAGGGTTCACATATTCAGCAGCAGGCTAACAATCTGGCGGGGTGATGAAGTCAGAGCAGGCAATGGCACGACCGCATATGCGTGGTTTGTTTGGGACAAGCCAGTAGGCAGCCTCAAGTTAAAGCCGAGAATAAATTGGCTGTGAAGTGCTGGGCTTGCAAAGACGGCTGGCATTGGGAACCGGACGGATATGGCTGCGGCCAGTGGACGCTATGCGCAAGGTGCGGTGGCGAGAGTTATTTAGAGGTGACGATATGTATGACGAAAAAAAGTTTTGGAAGATCGCGCACAAAACGATCAAGGCAGGCGCAAGCAAACAAGCGTTTATCACAAAAATGCTGAAATATAAAAACATGGTTCCGCACGTTCCAAGTTCAACACAAAAAAATTCGTTCATGCCATTTGTGTTGGGAAAGGCATATGACGCCTGGCATGACGGAACCGAGTTTGGCGCTTGGCGACCATACAGATAGGATAGCGACAATGTGGATCAGCAAACAAAGAATACTGGCGATGGAAGCCAACATAAACCGGTGCGTCTATGTGCTGCAACAGCAACAACAAGTTCTCGAAGAACTAGGATTGGCGCAAACACGGGCGATAGACAGCATAAAAAGCATCAATGAAATTGCGGAAATGAAGGCCAAAAAGGCCAAAAACAGCGGAAGTGAAGCCCAAAATGGTCAAAAACTGCGGAAGTAAGAAAATGGTTTGCGGAAATGACGCGGAAATGAAGCCCAAAAACGTGAAAAAATGCGGAAGTAATGCGGAAGTAAAACCCCCATACCCCCAAGGCATTACTTCCGCAATGCCATCCTTGCGGATTGGCAAGGCGGTGGCGTAATGCAGGCAGGGAAGTGGGCAGGCGTAAAACGGCAGGCGAAAAAGCGCGGCGACGAGTATGAGCCAGTGCCTGATATGTATAACGATGCAGGAAAAGCACAGACCATCAATGCAGCGGTTAGGTCACTTGATGCGGTTGCCCGTGATGTTGAGGTGAGGTGGGGCATTGGTAAGCTGGAACGACTAGCTGACCCAGCGTTGGCTGTCAGGTTCGAGCAAGCGCGTATCAGATTGGATAATGCGTTGCGCGGTGATGATGTGAGTGAGGTTGTTGCTCGATGCAGCGATATGATAAAGGGCTGGCGAGTGCTTGAGAAGAGAGTGTTAGCAGCTGGCCATAAGCCGCAAGTGTTCGGCGTTTGGTATCACAGAGGTGATGCAGGCCAGAAGTATGCGTTTGTCCAAGATGCCGGTGACGCCAAGTTTGTGGACAGTGATGCGATCACCTACACGCTCGATGATGTAGTCCGGCTGCTCGATACCAAACATAGCTTTGTAAATGAGGTCAAACAACATTGGCCTGGTGCTGAGATTGAATCTGTAAAACCAAAAAAGAGAGAGGTGTTTAACGATGACATTCCGTTCTGAATTATTAGCGTCTGCGCAAAAGACAGTAGATGGTGATAGAGACAAAGAGTT